TTGGCCGGCACCGGAATGCCCACCAGCAACGTCGGGATCGTCTTGGTCTCGTCCTCCAGCTCGTCCTGGGCCTTCTGGCCCGGATCCCGGAGCAGCCGCTTCACGAGGCTCGGGTCGTCCAGCTCCATGATGCTCTTGTCCAGCTCCACCTGATCCACCCAGGGCGAGTTCATGAACAACTGCTTCCGATTGATGGCCTGCTGGATCATCATCTGGCGGCTCACCATGTCCATGCCACCCTTCGGCTCAAGCTCGTACTGATCATGCAACGCGATCGGGTCCGCCTCCAGCGAGTCCTCCGCGAACCGGTACCGCAAGCTCTTGGCATCGTACTGGATGTAGAGTCCCCACGCCTGACGGTAGAGCTTGCCCAGCGCCATTCGGAAGAGCCGCGCCCGGAGATCCCCGCTCTGCATGGCCTGAGCGTTGATGCTTTGGATCTCGGTCGCGGTTCTCCGGTCGCTGCCACCGCTCATCACCGTGGACATGCCGTAATCCGGGCTCCCGATACGGTTCTCAGCCACCGCACGGGTCTGGTTCAGCTCCTGATCGAAGCTCACCGGAGGCTGCGGCATCTGCACCGGGGCCACGCCGTAGGGGAGAATCTGCCCCGGCTGGAACCGCAAATTGATGCTGTTCGGCAGCTCGCGCTCTGCTCGAAAGAGCGGGCGGTTGTACAGCGTCATCGCGTCATGCTTGTGGTTCCACATCGAGGTCATTGACAGCTCGAACGGAGCCAGGATCTCGCACACGCCCCGCGGGCTGAACCAGCCCTTGTCCTTGATCTCGTAGGGGAAATCCACGAACGGAAGCTGGCCATGGTCGTAGGGCAGCTCCATGGGGTCGCGCAGATCCAGATCCACCGCCGCGGGGCTGTACAGATACACCTCCCACACGCCGTCATCCCGCTTCCGGTACACCTCCCAGACGATCACTCCATCCGTGTTATTTGTGTACGTGATGCCCTCGCGCAACTGCTTCGCATCGTCCTCGGTCGCAGCGCCCGGAATGTTGTCATCCTCCTGCGGGTTACCCCGGATCTTCTCGATCGTTTTGGAATCACTCTTCCACCCGAACTGGCCAGCCATCCGCTTGTACGCCGGGACACTCATCGGCATCACATGCACCGCCCAGTCCGCATCCTGAAGGTCAACCGTGTACGCCGGCACCACGAAATACATCGGGTCCACCGCCTCGAATCCCACCCGCTTATCGCCCGGATTCCAGAAGCACTTCATCACCCCGCGCCCGCTCATCAGCGTGTAGTCCACCCAAGAGAGCACCTCATCCACAAAGTTGGTCTTCTCCCGGATCTTATAATTGAACCAGTCCTCCGCGACCTTCGTGTACGCGTTCAACTGCTGGCGCATCGGCACAAAGCTGGCCACCACATCCATGCCCAGCGCCTGCTGGAGGAACAAGGGCTTCAGCTTCTCGATCGCCGTATCGATCAGCGGCCAGTGCAGATCCGCAGCCTTCGGCCAGGGCTTGTTCGTACGGCGCAATCCATGGTGCCGCAGCTCGTACCACCTCGTCTGCCGCAGCTCCCACGGGCTGCGCTGGCCCACAGCCTCGACAATCTGCCCCTGCAACGCACTCCGCTGTTTATCGGTCATCATAAATGTCCTCCCCTCCTCTTATCCCCCCACCTCGCAACCAGCAAGCGCAACCCCCTCAGGCTCAATCGGTCCTAGCTCATCCTCCATCCGTTCCAGCAGGCTCCGCCCGTCCTCGCCCAATGCCTTCATGTACTCATCCATCCGCTTCCCGCCACCACCACAGAAGGCCAGCACCATCGCATCCGCTCTATCGGGGCTGTTCACCCCGCGTGCGCGCAGCTCGTCCTTACCCTCCAGCGTGAGCTTGCCCTTCCCATTCGTCCGGACCTTGCGGCTCACGAACTGCTGGAGCAGCACCTCGTCGGTCCCGACCGGTCCCAGATTCACCTTCCCCTCCTCCACCATCCGCCCGAACTCGATCCACATCTCCGCCGCCCGGTTCACGAACTGATCATCCCGGATCGCCCGCTCACCGAAGTTCACCCGGCGCACATCCCAGCCTTCGGCCCTCAGGGCGTCGCACATGACCACCCCCATCCCTCCCACATCCGCGTAGATGTCCTCGGCCTTCAGCTTCCACTTCCTGAACTCCGCGATGAACCGGCCCACGCTGGCCATCGTGTCCTTGTCCCGCCAGCGGATCAGTCCCTTCACCACGTTCCCCTGACGCACCACCATCACGCTCTCGTCGCCTCCGGCGCTGAAATCGCAGCCCGCGGTCAGCCGGTGGCCATCCGTATCCTCCTTGGGTGGGCCACTGACAACCTTCTGCCAGTCCGCTGTTTTGACCGCGGTGAGGCTCCCGTCATCCTCCATGAACTCCGCGTAGATCATCGAGCGCACCAACGGGTGACCCTCGCCCCAGCGGGCCATCTGCTCATCAATCCACTCCTTCCGGATGTGCGGACAGTCGTAAGCGGTCACCGTGAAGGTCTGCCACTTGCCATCATTCCTCCTGAAGACATCGTAGAAGTACCCGGAGCTGCCTCCCGGGCTGCTCATCAGCAGGGTCCGCGTCGGCTGGCACCGCTCCATCGATTGGAATATCCCGTCCGGTACCGCCTTCGCCTCATCGACGATGTACATCAGGTCGTTGCTCGGACCCTGAACGTGCCAGCCCTCCGCCTTCTCCGGGTTGCTCGCCGAGAAACCGATGCACCGACTGATCAGCTCCTGGCCGTCCACTTTCTTAGGGTACACGTAGCGGATCTCGCCGTCCTTGATCGAGAACCCATTCTCCTCGCCCCCCAACCCATTGATCATCTTCCGCAGATGAGGCCACAGAGCGTCGGCCACCTGTCGGTACACACCCGCCGTACACACCACCAAGCTCCCAGGCCAGCGGAGCATGTGCCAGATCACCGCGCTCGCCGCCACCATGCTCGTCTTGCCAGAGCCGTTCGCCGCCTTCAGAGCTACCTTCGAGTGCTTCTCGTTCAACGCCCCAAGCACCGCCTCCTGCCAGGGATACGTATCACGTAGGCCAAGCATCATCTTCGGGAAGTTCTTCAACTGCTGCGCTTCCTCCAGGAGCTTGCGCTGCTTCCACGCAGGGATGTGAGAACCCATTCCGAGTGAAGGGGATTTCTTACGCTTAATTTGCTTGACGGGCATAAAATTTGGGTTGGTAGGGGGAGGGGGTATACAGGTAACACCCACCCCCCTCTTGGGGGTCGCCCCCCCCCCGTGGTCTATTTGCTCCCTCCGAATGCTCCGAGTAGGGCACCGGATACCGAGAGCTCCTTCCCACCCTTGCCAGTGTGCTCCAATTGAGCACGAGCTACGTAACCACGGGTTCTCTCCAGTAGCCAAGCGGAGCCTTGCCAACCGGGACCGCAGGAACGAACTACGGAGGTGAGGTCATACTCGCCCCTGGTTTTCGCGGCATCGATCTCCTCCTTTCGTTCGGGATATCGGAGCAAGTACTTGGCGAAGGTTTTATCCGTCATGCCCGCAAGGTGACACAAGCGATCGAAAGGAATCCCAAGTGAAGCGCCATCGAGAACCCGGTTCCAATCGGAAGGAGCAACCTCCTTTGGTGGAGGACCTTTTTTTAGTGGCTTCCGGACGGAAGGAATTGGTGCCTCCTTCCTTTCCACCCTTTCCACCTGGAGCCCGCTTGCTTCCTTGTTCCCCTTCCTGGCCATGCCCCCTTCCTAGCCTCCGGAAAGCAACTCGCCACTAAAAACCAGCAACTCGCCCCTTTTTTGTGGCCGAAAGTTGACCAACGTATTAAATAGTCGGCTCCAATGAAAAACACCGCAACGAACGCAACGACCGAAAAACCCTTCGCTTCCTATACCAACGTGGGCTGGGTTCGCCCCGGAACATTTGTTCCGATCGCCACTGTCAGCCCGACGCCCGACTGGGTGGCCGACTTTGCGGGCGAGCACCACGGAAATCATGAAATCCTGACAGGAACCCCGAACGATTGCTGGTGCATGTTATTTGCTCGCTTTGGCGCTGGCGATCGCCACCCCCCGGGAGATTGGCTGATTTACTACCGTTTCAACGACGACGATGGCACCCACGATCATCAACTATGCGTTGCGGCCCGTATCGTCGCCCAGTGACCGGATCCGGTGGCATCGGAAACGGTGTCATCTGGTCTGGTCATTGTGGCCAGTGTCCAAAACACCATGAAACCACGCGCAAAACGCATCATCGCCACCCTTTTCTGGGTCGCGATCCTCGCCGTCATCATTATCAACGGACTCCGGGAGCAATCCCTTTGGATTGGGGGTTCCTTGTGAACCGCTTAACATGCCGAGTCTTCGAAGAACCCTCGGGCTTCCATTATTGCTGCGATTCCTTGGATTATCTTGACGCCCGCGGTCCCGGATATCCTTCTCGGGCTTCGGCGCTCCGGAACGCGTATTCCTCGGGCTTCACGCATGCGATAAACCACGGTCGCCCGCGGGCGATATCGTCCCTCGTTTCGCTTTCTCCTTTGGAGCGCAATGATCATGCGCGGGCTCTCATGCATCGCTTCCTTGCGGTTCTCGAAGGA